CTTTCCGAAAGACGCACCCTCTCCGAAAGACGCCCACTCTCCGAAAGACGCATTCTCTCCGAAAGACGCCCACTTTCCGAAAGACGCACCCTCTCCGAAAGACGCATTCTCTCCGAAATACGCCCAATTTCCGAAAGACGCCCGCTTTCCGAAAGACGCACCCTTTCCGAAAGATGCCCGCTCCGGAAAAACCCTTACTGCTGAGTAATCCGCCGTAGGAAGATATAGCCTCCCATCCTCGCTTCTTTTAAATTTATCTAGGCTATTTATTTTTTCCATCTTTCTTCTCACTTTCTCCCGTGCTGGGTATGGATTTTCTTTGTTTTTTCGCCAATCTAAAGCACTCTTTCGCGTCCTGCCATTGCCCCCAAGCCTGATATTTCTTCCCCATTTCCCACCATACTCGCCGGTCAACCTCCGGGGTAATTTCGGCCAGATTTTTGGTGTTGGCCGTGGCGGTGATCCGCCGATTCCCCTCCGCAAACTCCACGGCGTAAATAATGGTCGGGGTTACCAGATGGGGCTTGTGAGCCTTCTGGTGAGCGAATATTCCGAGGGGGATTAGGGACAAGACCGCCAAAAGGGGATAGTAAAGAATTTTCATATTCTCGGAGTTCCAATCGGGGCGCAACCGTTTCCGCAATCCCTCCCGCAACCGTCCGATAATGCTTCCCGGCAGCCGGGGCAGGTGTTAAGTGCCTCTTTGCAATTCGGGTCGATTCCAGTTTGGTCTTTGGGGTCAAGCGGTTCACCGCAGGATTGGCATTTTTTCACTTCCATTTTCTCGCTTCCTTTCTTGAGAGTGGGGGCGGAGCGGACTAGACCCCGCCCCCAGGCTTAGGAGGGTTAGAAAGGCATTTCCTCGGGTTCTTCCTCGGGTTCTTCGCGGCTGGATTTTCCGCCAAGCATTTTCATATTGTCGGCAACTACCTTGTAAGACTTCTTCTTGGTTCCGTCCTTTCCCTCAAAACTGTCAACCTGGAGTTTCCCTTCAATCGCCACCAACTTGCCCTTGTCAAGGTATTGCTGGCAGATTTCCGCCAGTTTTCCAAAAGCGGTAATGTTGATGAAGTCGGTTTTTTTCTCGCCCTTTCCCATCCGGTCAACGGCGATTGAGAAGTTGGTAACCACGATTCCGGTGGTGGTGGTCTTGGTTTTCGGGGGAAAGGTTACTCTGCCGATTAAAATTACCCTATTAAGCATCTTCTTTTTCCTTCTTTGGTTGATTAAAGAGAGCGTCCATGACAAGCAGGGATTCTTCTTCGGTTAGCATCAGCATCGATTTAGTCCCGCAAAGATCATCTGCTGCCGCTGTATAAACCTCTTTCGAAACTTGTTGTCTGTATATCTCGGTGGCAAGCCGAATTATTCCCATAAATCTTTTGATGGTTATGGGAGTTTTGGCAATGTTGACCTTAGAAACATCACCAACAGTTTTGGCTTCTTTCCCCAAAACCAAATAAGAGAAAATTTTATTCTGCTCTTCGGTTAGCTCGGGAGCCTTAGTTTTGGGTGGCAAGCCGACATCTTCACCGGTTGCCTTTGCGGGATCAAGTTTTAAATCAGGGTCTTTCTGTTTTTTGGGGTTATTTTCATAGCCGTATTGGTTCCCACTTGCCTTTTTGCCATCGTCATCGTCAACATCAGAAACAATTCCGAGAAGGGCCGAAAGGCAATAACGCCGCAAGTAGGTTATCGCCGACCCAACCATCTGGGCATTTGGGAAAATTGTTTTTCCGGCCTTGTTTGTTTCGGAGTTCACCGGGGCGGTGGCGGTGGCGGCAATAAACTGCCCGGAAGTGTGATAAATTCGCGTTTCAACCGACACCAAAAACTGGTTTTCGTTTTGGCCGGTTGCAGAGGGAAGCTGAATAATCATCAACCCTTGAGGATGAAGAGCCTCTTTTGCCACCTGCATTACCGCCGGGAGATCGGCATACATGGTTCCGAAGAAAAGGTTGTTCTCTCCTTTTATCACCGTTTTCAAGTTCCTCTGGGCCTCCAGAAAGGCCGGTAAAAATTTGTCCAAGTTTTCCATTGTCCCTCCTAAAGTTTTTTGTTTTCGTCTTTGGGTTTAAGCCAGGGAAAGTAATGGTGGGCGAGGGCAGGCATTTCCTTTTCCAGATCAGCAATCCCCTCTTCAATTATTTTGGCCTGCTCGATTAGTCTGTCGAACTTCTCTCCCGTTTTTTGTTTAAATTCCTCTAAATACATTTTTTCTTCCTAACATTCCCTTTTCGCGTCATCTTCCCGGATTTGTCCGGCATCCGGCAGACCGGCTCTTTGGTGATCCCCCGGCTGTTGGAATCGGGGCGTGTCGGTGAATCTCAGCGGATTTCTTCTCAGGAAACCCGTCAAGATTTCCAAAAGCCCTTCCTTGCTGCTTTGGGCAATCCAGAGCGTGATTTCAAGAAGCTCCTTTTCGCGTTCCAACTCTTTGATCCTCTCGGCTTGCTCCGTAATTACAGTCATATACATTTCTAATCCCTCCTTTTATTTTTACCGGGAATCCCGGCATAAAATACAAGCGGCAGGCCGGGATGTAGGTATGGGGCCGACAACCCAAAGCCTGCCTAAAATTAAAGACTTGAAAACCCTCGGCGGAAGATTCTCAAGCCTTTTTGAACTGATTTGAAATAATTTTGTCGGCCCCATGAGTTAAATTTACACTATAAAAACCGGCTTGTCAAGAGATTTTTAAAAATTCATTGTGAAAACTTTCACAATAAGAAGGATTGAGTCGGGTTCTTGTGGAAAACATCAAAACCGGGAGGGGGTGGCCCGCCCCGCCCTCTACCCGGAACCAAAAAAAGGAGGGGAAAATATGGAATTTAAGATTTTTGAAACAGTCGGTGGTAAATTCGGGGAGATTACTTGCTCTCAATGCGGAAGGCAGGCGTTTATCGTCCCGCAAGAAGTGGCACAGTCCCAAGAAGAATTGCTCCGAGAAATGACAAAAGCGTTTCTCGATTATGGGTGGGAGATGAAAAAGCAAAATCAAACCAAAAGATGGACTTGCCCGGATTGCCTGAAAGAAATTCAGGATTCCGCCCAAAATCCCCCGAGCGAGATTTGCCAGGACAAAATCAGGGGAAATTCAGAGAACATCGAAATTTTAGCCAAAGATATGGCAGAGATTCGGCAGGAAATTCACGGCTCCACCAGTTTTTATGACAAAAAACTTGCAGAAATCATCGTGAGAATCCAAGACCTGGAGGGAAAGAAAAATGAAAAATAAAGGCGCCGCCCTTGCTACCCTGATTGTCTGGCTTGCCCTCATCGGTGGAATTTACTTCTTTTGGTCGGAGGGATACAAATATCACCAATTCAATCGCGATATTGAGGGGCAGGTCATTATTCAGATTCCCCGCCAACTGCTCACAACCGGCTTTCCCGCCAAGGCGAAACTATATAACCTAATTGGGATCACCCTTGCCAGATACCGGGATTATGCGGTGGCTGAAACGTTCTTCAAGTCGGCGGTCATTCTCGATCCGTCCGATCCGGTGATCCTGGCGAATTTGGGAAAACTTTATTACGTTACCGACAGGATCAGGGAGGCCGACGGAATCGGGCAGGAATTGAAGAAGCTAAGCTCCCGCCAGGTTAAGAAAGCCCTTCCCGCCTCAAGAAAATAGGAGAAAAAAGCCCGAAAAAACAAAACCCGGTTTAATCGCCGGGTTTTTTGTTCGGCCAAAGAAATAGGCCGCTCTGTGACGGCCTAGATTGAAAAGTTTTCCTCGTGGTGATGGTTTACCACCTCCTGTATTGGATACCCTCGGCAAGAACTCGTCCCAGGCAGTAGAGGAGAGTTCCAACCCCAAGACCGAATACAAAATTAAGCATTTTCATCACTCCTATCTCATTCCCTGAATTAAAATCAGAAATATTATTGCCCCGACAGCCATTGCCAGGCCGGTTAGAATGTTTTTCGCGGTTTTGCTCATTTTCCCCCCTTCTCTTTGCACGCCTCGCAAAGCGGTTTCTGTTTCGGAAATCCACAGGCCGGGAAGTTTTTCGAACATTCCGGGCAGTCGATCATGGTTTGACAGCCGGCACAAAGGCAAACCTTCATAATCCGATCACCTCCACTTTCTGACCGCGAATCTCTTGGGCGATCGCCAGGCATTCGCCTGCCAATTTCTCCATTCCGGCCGGGGTTTCTGGGAATTTGGAAATTTCTTTGACGGTTAGGGCCAGGGGAGTTTTTTTCTCGCCCACAGTCAAGGCGATGTCAAGAAACAGGTTCCATTCTCCCTCGGGGTTTTTCTCGGCTTGAATTAGGTCGTGGGTGAGTTCCCGCAGCATTTCGGCCGGGTAAAATGTTTGCTGGGTCATTTTAAAACCTTCTCTAATCTTTTAAATTTACCCTGCGGTTCCCAGAACTCCGGGGATTGACCAGAAATTCCGTCCCGGCATTTTTTAACCTGCGTCCAACCAGAACCGGCGCAGGGCCGTTCTGCCGTGGTGAAACGAAAGTCCCTGGTTAAATTATTGCCGGGGCCGGTGAACTCCAGCCAAACCCCGCCCAGGTTGATTCGGTGTTTAAACATCACATTGCCACTTGCACCGTTGCGCCGGTAGGTTTTAATGTTATAGCGTTTCATTTTTTCCTCCTGCTTCCCCGCCTTCATCAGCGCCACCAGGGAAGTTGTTTAGTCGTGGCCGGACGGCCCTTAGGCCGTTTCTGGTTAAACCTTTTCGGGTTCGGTGCCCAAGATATAATCAAAGGACTTTTGGGCGGCTTGCGCGGCTTGGTAAAGCATTACAGGGGTTTCTTTAATGACCTTAAGCCAGTGCTGCAAGTAAGCTGCCGTATTGGCCTCCAAAGATTCGCAGGCGATCCCCGCCTCACTTACCAAAAAAGCCGCACCAAATTCAGCAATAAGCTCTTCTTTGCCATAATCGTTACGGTTATGCCCGAAAACCCCTTGAGTTTCAACCACTTCGCGCCGGTTAAGCCGTTTTTCTGCCCCGGTGGAATGTGTCAGCTCATGGAAAAGGGTTTTATAGTAGCTTTCCGGAGTTTTAAAATCGTTTAAGCCCGGTATTGTGATCGAATCGTAGGCAGGAATGTAAGACGGTTCACCAGAGTGAATTTCGGGGCGGTTTAGATACCCGGAAAGGATTCGCTGCGCGGATTCTATCGGATCGTTTTTTGTTGTGGCGAGATTAAGCCGGTTATAAATAGCGGTGGGAAGTTCTGCGGGAAGCTCTACCGCTTCAATCGGGAAAACGGTGTAATACCGACAAAAGGCCCGTTTCCATTCCTTCTCATTATCTTCATCGTTAAAAAATTTCCAGAATATACAGGGAGAACCCTTTGCGCCGGGTTTGATTTTACCTTTTAAGTCTTGAACCTGTTTGAAGCTAAGCCACCATTTACTTCCGCCAAGCAAAAGACGATTGAAACCCCGGTATGGTCGCCCGCTTGCTAGATTCGCGGAACCGCCACGAGTCCAAGATTTTTTCCAGGGGATTTCCCCCGCTTCCATTTTTTCGATTAGGCGATCTACTAACATTTTTTGAACCTTATTCACTTTCATCCCCCCTTTATTGATATTCATAACTTCCGGCCAGTGCCGGTTTCCCGGCTTTCTGGTTAAACTCTTCCCAAAATCGGAATGTAGGCCCGCCCATGATCCACCTGAAATTCCGGCTCTCCGAAAGCTAATTCCCGATTGGCGTGTTTTAAAAGCCGGATATAATCAGTCAGTTGCTGCCCGATGTTCTCAGCGCGTGAGTAGGTGGAATCTCCGGAGAGTTCTAAAAGCGCCATCTCCTCCCCTTCCATCTCGATTTTTACGATACCGTTGGCTATTGATTGTCTCATTTTTTCCTTCCCCTTTCTTTCCGGGCTTTCCCGCCCTATTTTATCTTCCCTGGGAAAACTTCGGCTAAAATTCGCTCTTTAATGTTTCACACAGGTCAACGAGCCGTCTGCCCATTTCGCTGTTCATGGTTTTCGCATCCCGGGAAATCTGAACTCGGTATAAACATTTCGCTGACCGCTCCGGGCGATTCCCGCGAAACAGGCCGTAGGATATTGTTCTACAAAAGCCACTCTTCCGGGAAGCGGTATCCCACCGGCCCAGTTCCACTCCCTTGGAGTTCGCCATTTTCTCAATTTCCTGTAATTTAGCGATGGTCTCTAATCCTGCGTGATATGGTTTTTGAAAATGTTTCATTTTTATCATCCTCCTATTTTTATAATAATACGGCTGCGGTCTCGATCAGTGCATACCAGTCCGACAGGTCAAAGGCTAAATCCATCGCCGCACCGATTGCGGCATACGTTAAATTCTCTTTATCCGTCCAGTCCTGCCCTGCGTAGTATTTAGTTATTTTTATCATTTTCGTCACCTCCTTTCGCTTTCTATATTTATTATCTCATATCCTGATAAACTTGTCAAGCCATTGAAAGACCTATTTTTTTAAATGGCTCAACCACGCCGTTTAGTGGGGTTTTTGGAGGAAAGGGTTTTGTTTTGTATATATAACCCCGAAAAAAGACCTATGGGCTTATACTATATCAATCCTGACTTTATTTTTTTGGGGAGGTTTGAAACGGGATAATTGGGATCACTTGAAACGGGATAATTGGGATCACCAGGTTAATTTCCCCCGGTTGGTTTTTTGATGGTTTACTCTGGAGTTTTTGGCCGGTGGATCACTGGGATTTTGGGGAGGTTGAGAGAAGTTTATCCCTGTTTTTTTGCTTACCGGCTTGGCTGTCGAGGAGAATTACTTAGCATGGCTAACTATTAGCCAGGCTAAATGTTAGGGGGGCTAATGGTTAGCATGGGTGAGTATTCCGATTATTCAGACCTAGTTCCCTGGAACAATCGCGCGAATCCATACAGGGAACCGCCCCAGACCACCACCGCGCAGTTAACTAACCGGTTGGTTAACTAACTCATAAAATGATCGGGAATGAAAACCGGCTACTGTTAGCGCTCATTGCCCCATAGTGCCAACATTGCCATTGTTGCGAATGGCTCAACCACGCCGTTTGTGGTTAATTGTTCGATGTTCCTCGAACTTCGCCAAATATACGTTTGGCGTAACTGGAGATTGGAAATTCTAGATAGGGGGGGGGCTGGAAAACCAACCCTGTGTAGTGTCAAATATATCCTCACCTCTCCGGGACAAAAAAATTTTCAAAACACCAAGGTTTCAAGCCATCCAAAACCAAAACTTTCTCAAACATCATTTTAAGCCCTTTAAATTAACATCGAACCCCTTAACGATAAATTATACTAACCTGGGATATTTTTTTTACTCTGCGCCCTCAGAAGTTCCTCTGAGGAGATTTTGGAGAACCTTCTCATCTTTTAGTTTTATTTTTTAGCGAGGATGGATTTTGCGGTTTCCTCGGCTTTACTTTCCAACCCCTCTTTTTAAACCTAAGCGAAAAGTCGCCGCCGAAGGGAATCCGAAGCAATCCGCAGGATTCTGAGGACGGCAAACCCGGTTCTTCCCCGCCCTTGGGGAAGATGTCTTTAAGTATAAGTATATACTTGTATAGACTTATACGAAAAGACAGATAGGGGGTAACCCTTACTGTTAGATTGGTCAATTCTACCAACTCGAAAAGTTGACAAAATTGTCAATTTTTTGTGGTGTCATTTTCCAGGGGCTACTTTGGCTTTACACCGCCATTCTCTAAAAAAAAGTTGACAAAATTGTCAATAAAAGTTGACAAAATTGTCAATAAAAGTTGACAAAATTGTCAATTTTTTGGAGGTTGATCCGGGGGGGTTGACTTTGGTTTTTTGGTTTTGTATAATCGGGTTATCGAGTCGGATAGGTGTCTTGAGTCCGACAGCCTGATTAACTAGTGGACAATCAATCTGGGGGAAAACTTGTTAGACACACAAGCCCTGGCAAGGATTGTCCGGCGGAAGTGGTGCTGTCCGGCACGGGCTAAACCCCACAACTTAGGGGAGTGGAAATTAGCACTTGCGGTAAAGGGGGGCGATCGTCTAGAGGTCTAGGACGCGGGTTTAAGCCCGAACGGAGGTTCGAATCCTCCAGACCCCCTGGTTAAAAAATGGGAGGAACGAGTGAGAAATTTACCGAGGATTTTAAAAGAAAGCCAAGAAAATACAAGTGCCTATTTGTCTTGTTGTGTTTTTATCCCCGGTCATAGACTATCTACTCCCGATTCGATTTTTGTAAAAATCAGGCGATGGTTCAACCGGATGGTTGTTAAAATATTCCGGGTATCATTTAGAGAAGAGAGGTGAAGCGATTAATGTCCGAGCAGGATTTTAAAGAACAAATAGAGAATATTATTAAAAGCAAAAATATTGTGAGTGAGATAATTGGACTGCAATTTATGGAGGTTCCAATAGTCGAATTAATGAGAAAAAAAGTGATTAGGGAGAGAACCGGCCCTAGGTTGTTTTGTGAAAAATCACCAGTTGGCAGCTATTATAAAAAACTTAGGATGGCTAAAATGCTTACAAAGTTAGCAGTTGCAAGGGGGGTGAGCATTTCCCCTTTGACTGTGCATAAATTTGAAAACCTAATCCCCGTTTCAGATGAGAACAAAAACAAAATCATAAATTTTCTGGAATCATATTGATTTATTTGTTGTGTATAAATAGTAAAAATAGAGCAGTAAAACTAGCAAGGGGTAGATGGTGGTGAATAGTAAATGAAAAATAGATTTTTGTGTCGGGTAATAAACAAAAAAACCGGAAGATTGAATAAAGACCTTTCTGCGTGGATTAGTTTTAGGCTTGACCAGGAAATTGGAAAGGCTTATAACGAAACGATCAACAAGGTTACGGAAAGATTAAAAGCCGAAGGGAAAAGATGAACTAATGCCGGACGATAAAGAAGAAGTAGAACCTATTTATATTCCGTTGCCCGGAGGAGGATTCACTTATCGCAAGCTCATCGAAAATAAGATTCGCCGGGTAGATGACCCAGACATAGAAGAAAAGGCGCTGGCCGCAGCCAAATCCGAGGATGAGTCTTTAGATGGACTGGACGACTTAGAAGATGTTGTGGAGCCTATGGAACTGCTCAATGAAATGCAGTTGGGATTCCGGGATTTATTCAAACGGCTTAAAACTCTGTTGAACAAGGTAAATTACCAAGGCGCCACAATAAAAGACAAGACCTTCGCCTATCGCTTGTATTTTGAGATATTGGACAAGCTATCAAAGCACAAAGATAAGACCAATACTGAATCTTCTAAACTATCCGAACAAGAAATAGCAGACAAGGTTATTGAGAGTATGAAAAATCTTTAATAATGAATAAAGAAGAGGCTCTTGGTAAACTAAAATCAATTTTTTCTACTCCTCCGGCGATTCATAAGAGATATACTGAACCGGAGTGGATGATTGATTTTGATTCCAACATCACTAAACGGGTTGAGGATTTGGTTAACTGCCAGCTTCATTTTGAATATTTTCTCACCGGCTGGTTTAAGACGGTTGACGAACACGAACCTAACAAGGCAGCCAAGTTAATTCCGTATAAGGACTACCTGGTGGTTTTGTCAAGAATATTTTCGGCTAAAGACGAAGAAGGAAAGCCGTTATTCCCTAAGATTGTGGTTATCAAGTCCAGGCAGATCATGGTTTCCTGGTTAATGATGGCATATTTAACCTGGGATGCCCTTTATACCCAGGGTAGAAAGCATATCGTTCAGAGTGAATCGGCCACCTCAAGCGATGCGCTTTTAAAACGGGCATACAATTCTTACCAGAACTTAAGTAGCCATATTCGGCGCGGAAGATTCCTAAACCCAGACCGGGCAAGAAAAGATGTCGAGTTGATGGGGTTAAAAATGTATAATCGGATGATTTTTACCCGCCCCGAAATTCCGGCTTGTGAGTTAATCGGCTTAACCAAAGGTTCGGATGCAATTCAACAATATACCGCTTCGATTGCCTATGAGGACGAATTTCAAAAACAGCGCAAGAAGGCTGGTGGGGGTGGTTGCTATTCTATTATTGAGGCCGTATCCCCCGCCATTGATGGAGGCGGTCAATTAATTTGCACGGGAACCGTTCCCGATGTTCCTAATGATGAATGGGAGAAAATTGCCAGATATTACAAGGACAGGCACGAAGCTATTCCCTTGATTGAGGGAATGTTTGCCTGGGTAAATGATGATGGTATTTTAGTAATCCAGGTTCACTACTCTGCCGATCCGGCCAAGAATCCAAAAACCAAAGAAGGCGCTGCGTGGTTGCTTAAAAATAAACCTGGGCCGGGAGCAAGCCAGGAAGAAAAAGACGCATGGGAAAGACAGAGAGAAATTAACTGGACGGCCAGAACCGTGGGGGTTAAGTTCCCTGAGTTTCAGCAGTTTTACGGTGATTATGTTGATCCGGTGGTGGAATATGCGCCGGCTTATCCCGTAATTTGTGGGTGGGATTTTGGTTTAAGCCCAAGTTCCAATGTGTGTATAGCCTCGCAGTTAATACCTTATGGGGATATTGTGATTTTACAGATTATTGATTCATGGATTCAGGAGGGGGTAAGGAGCGAAACATTTATAGACCGGGTTTTACTGGAGAGGTCTAAGAAGTATTTTCCGATAAACTCAAATTTAAAGAAGAAGTTTTATGATTTTATAGACAGTAGTTCAAGCTATTACGACCGGCGCGGAGATAATGAGTATATTATTTTTTGCAAAAGGAAACTTTATCCGAGTTACCACAAGATGTATGATCCCGAGAAAGAGGGGAGCGTCCGCAAGGTCTTGGAGAAAAAGCAGGTTTGGTTAAAAATCCATCCCCGGAATAATATCCTAATCGAGGCGCTTGCGAAGCGGGTAATAAACAAGAACGGCAAGATTTTTGCTCATAATCCTTGGAATGACGCTTTCGACGGGTTCTGTTATATTTTGGGCGGGGTGTTCGACTTCGAGCGCAAAATCAATCCGCAATATTTAAAAACCGAATTGGAAAATTATTGATATCACCATTGACTTTAAAATGAAATTCGTGGTATAATATAAACATTGTGAAATGTTTCACAATAATAGGCGGGAGATTTTGGGGGCCTTCTATGCTTGAAAATAGACCTTAACGAATCAAAGTATATCGTTGCAAGGGTTCGGAAACATGATTCCTGGGTAGCCACAAAAAAAGCCAGGTTTCAAAAGGTTGATCAGTATTATAAAGGGGACGAGAGCAAGGCCCGCAGGTTTAAAGACCTGGGTTCTTATAGCTCTAAAATTTTCTTCAATGTCGGGCGTGAAATAGTCGAGGCTTATTATCCCCGCTACATTGGAGATTTTTTTAATGTTGTGCCGGGGGAAAGTTTCATCAAGGTTTATCCCTCCGAAGAAAACACTCCAGAAGCCGTCAATGCCGCTAAAGAAATAGAATACTGGCTTTTTTACCGCCTGGAAAGCATGAAGTTCCTCATGCGTCTTTATGACCCGTCCAAGTGGGTTTTGATGTATGGGATGGTGGCCGGGATTGTAAGCCGGATGGAGTCGGTAAAAAACAGCAATAAGATTTTAGATAAATTCCCGGTATTCCGGGGCATTCATCCGGGCAAGTATAGCATTGACGACGGAGCAGAGTTTAAGGATGATGCTATCGATGAGTGCCGGTATTTTAATTTATCTCTTTTGGAATTAACCAGCCTGGCTCAAGACCCAAGATTTGCTGATGATTTCGACCCGGCAGTTATTTCCGACCTTCGCCGGGTGTTTGAACAGTCGGCAGAAAACACCATTGAAAGAAATATCCAGATTTGTGAATGGTGGGGCAAACTGTCTGATCGCGATGAAAAGGGAAAGAAGTCCGGTGGTTCACAGATTTATCAGGCCTGGGTGCTAAAAAACAAAATAAGCGGTTCAAAAATATTATTCTTCAAAAAAGACCCATACAAAACCGGGAAATCACCGTTTGTTTTTTCTCGTTTCGAGAGAAGGCCGGGAACGATGGATGGAGAGGGGATTTTTGAACTTATTTATTCGGCCCAAGATGCCTTGAATGAGATTAAAAATTGTGTCCTAGACAGCCTTTACCAGTCGGTTATGGCAAGGACTTTTCACCATCCCGGAGTTTTTCCCGATAATGATAAGTTTTCTCAATGGAGGCCATATCAACTTTGTATGGTAAGCTCTGGGGAACCGATTAATAACGCGGTTTTCCGCGATGTTCCCTCCAGTTCTCCCGCGATTGGTCAATCAATGCAGATCGCGCAGCAATTAGAGCAGGGAATCCAGCAGAGAGCTTCAATGTCCGGCTTGGCGATGGGGCAAGCGGCTGGCCCGGGAACTCCCCCCTCGGCAGAAGAAATTCAATCGAGAATGGGGTCGCTGGCGCAGCAATTTAGTTTTAACTTTAACACCTTCGTCAAGGAATATGTCGGAGAGGCAGCCGAGCAAATATTGATTCAGGACAGGGAAATCGCTCTTGGTCTTTCTCTTAATGGGGAAAAGCAAAAGATAATGACCGGGTTCAATTCCGATGGCATTCCAGAGTTCCGGGATATTAGCTTAGAGAGCTTGAGGACTCCGGTTAAACTTTCGGTAGTGGGGATTGATCCTGGAAAAATTCATACCAAGCAGTTAATGGATTTCTTGCAGCAAAGCATTATGCCTTTTGTTGATAAAATCAACGAATCTCTTGCACCGCAGGGTAAGGAATTTAATTTTGAAGAACTGTTTGGGTTAATTTGTTCATTCTTCCCATCTGCCGGGAAACTTAATCTTATTCGGGAAAAGAAACCTATCACTCCCCCTGAAAGTGCGGATCAGGTTCCCGGTCAACCGGCTGTTGATGTCAATGCGATTCCCCCTGCCGAGCAATTAATGCAGGAATCTCCCGGTAAAACCCCGGTAGAGATACAACCACAATAAATTAAGGAGGTATTTATGACGCCAGAGGAAATTCAAGCCATTATTGACGGAGTGGCGGGTAAATTCGATTCTCAAATTAACGGTTTAAAGGAAGAAATCGCCGGGTTGAAGGCCGTTAAGGAAGAGCCGGTCGTGGATGAGCTTCCGAGCCAGGAAGAAGTGGATGCATTTATGAAACAGTTCAACATCAATCCTGACACGGAAGAAAAATATGCAAGCAAGTCCGACCTTACCAAGATCGCCAAGCAACTTTCCGAGCATTCAAGCTCCGAAAGTCTGAGCTTTGCTTCGGCGGCCCTTGATGAATCCAGAAAGGGATATGAGCGCCGGAGGGAAATCGAGAAAAATCTTGATAAAATCGGAGAAACCCTCAAACATCTTCCAAGGGAAGAGAGAACCAAAATCATTAACCGGGCGCAGGAATTAATGAGTTCTTCGGCGGGAACTATCAACCTGCGGGATATTTCCACCAGGGCGGTGGTGGGTTCCATTGACGACCCCCGCAAGGTTCGCGAGATTATCGGCGGGGAACATTTTCATCCCCTGGTTGCCGGATTCGGAAACGAAGATAATCCCAGCACCTATGTTACTGTGGAGGATGAAAATTTAGCGAAGGCTTTTGGTATTCCTCCCGAAAAGCTGGTAGAACAAAAACTCGCGATGGAAGAGGAAAGAAAAATCAACAAGGAGGCTAATTATTAATGGCTAAGGAAAAAATTTCACACTCAAATCCGATCGATGTGTCGGTTGTGGAGGAATATGTTAACCCGGAAGTGGTAAAGGAAACCAAGATGGAGATTCTGGGCGGTTTAGATGTGGAGCAAACCCACGGACTGAAAAACCTGGAAACTCTTCCCGTTCCCGATTCCGATTTCTGGGAAACTGCCCTTGTAACCAACCCCAGCAAAGACTACGGAGCTAATCGTCAGGAGCTTTTGAATCAAGGTTTTGAAGAAGCACCTGCCGGTTGGGCGCCGCAATTTCCTGGGTTGATCGCAATGAGAACCAGCAAGGAGAATTATGCCAAGTGGGCTCAGGGAAAAATCAATCCGGCGCTGGAACTCGACCAGTCAATGGCTAATGGTGATAGCCATATGGCCAACTGCGGAACTTCTCCCGAGGGAATAGCCTTGGGAATGGTTCCCAATTTTAACTTAATCCCGGTTGGCCCCGCCTATACCGGCGGTGTTCCAAACCAACCCCAGCAGTCTGCTCGTGGAAGAAGTATGGCTAGTGTGGGAATCGACTTAAAGAAAAAGGGAGGTAATTAAGCATGGCAACTCATACTCAAATACCCTTAACTCCGATTGGAGTAAAAGACGGCCCTGTCCGCAAATATTCCGAAGCTGCCGGGCAGAGCTTTTTGGCTGGATCCAATGTTTACCTGAATGGCGGGAAAGTAACTGCCTTCGAGGCCGATGGAGCATCTTTGCTTGGGAAAGCGTGTAAGGCCGCCACCGGAACAACCGATGCGGATTGCTATGTAATCCCTATTGTGGCGAATGGTTTGCTTATGGCAAGCGTAACCCACAGCAATCCCTCCAGCGCTGTAACCGCCGTGGCTCAAATTGGGGAATTGTATTCCTTGAGCGCGGAAGGTTATGTCAATATCGAAGGAACCGGAAGCAATAAAAACTTCCGGGTAGTCGAAGGCGGTTATCAAATCGAACCCGGCCAGGCGGTGGGAGATCAATATGGAACCGTGGTGGGATATATCGCAAGCACCGCCCTGCAATGCCCGTTCAACGATATTTCGGTTTAATGAAAGGAGAATAAAAAAATGCCAATAATTAATACTGCGGGATTCGCACTCTACACTGATCCGGCCTGCAAAGCGGCTTTTAACCAGGAACAAAGCCTTTCCGATGCAGGAGCGGCCATTAAACAGCTCTATGATGAGCAGGAAACCAAAGAACTGGAATACAAGTATTTTCAGGAAGTCGGGTTCGGTATGCCCGGTCAGGTAAATGACGGCCAGCCTCCGATTTTCGATACCATTTATTCCGGCCACGACAAAACCCTGGTTCAGGCGAACTATGGCTTGGGATTCAAGATCACCGAGAAAATGCAGATTTTCGCTCGCCTGGGTCAGATTAAAGACCTCACCAAAGGATTGGCTCAACGGATGAAGGATAATGACGGATACCTCTGCACCCGGCCCATTAACCTGGGAACCCTGAACGCCGGGGCTGGTGGTATCACCTATGGCGATGGTCAGCCGTTGTTTTCCGCTTCTCACCCTCGGCTTTCGGCCTCGTTGGGTGAGGCTTGGAGCAATCTTGGAACTGCCGCCACTTTGGACACAACCACTTTCCGGGCGATGAGATTGGCTCTGTTTAACCAGATTTCCGACCGTGGATTCAAACTGTGGCAAATGCCGACCTTCCTGATCATCAGCATGAATCTTGTGGATAAAGCCGAAGCGTTACTGCTTAGCCCTCAAGACCCCGGGAGCAACAACAACGATATGAGTAATATTTTCAAGTCCAATGTGTTCGGGAAAATTATTCCTCTGGTTGATCGTTGGTTGACCAGCACTACCGGCTACACGATGGCGGTTTCCAAAGAGGACTGCGGACTGTTCAGAATGATCGGGAAGAAGGCGGATTTGGTAACTTCCGTTCAGAACTCCGCGAGAGTAATCGAGAAAACCTCCACCGCCTTCTCGGCAGAAGGCGTAAAAAGCCCGCGTGGTTTATACCACAGCGTAGGTGCGTAGTTAATTTGGGGGTGGGTATGAATTATACTCACCCCCTATAAAGAAAGGAAAAGAAAGATGAAGAAATTCAACAAATATATCCTCGTGTTGTTGGCTCTGGTTTCTTTCGCGTTCCTGCCGGTTTTCGCCGCCTACGGTGATATTACGGCAGTCGGGCCGAATGATGAATTTAGAGTAACTTCTGCGGGGAACCTGATCGTAACCGGAAGCATCACGGGGGCAAGCCTGTCGGCTGCTTCTCTGGCATTAACCGGAACTCTTTCGGTTGACTCCACCACGGAATTAAAGGGAGTCGTTACTGTCGGCAAGAACGGTTCTGGTGGAGCTGCCGGAACTATCACCTTGAGGGATGGGAATAATCCTGGAACCACGGAAACCCTTACTTACGCGAAATGGAACAGCCTAAATGACGCAAGTGGAGTTATCAAGGGAAATGGTTCGGGAACCTTCTCCGTTGCCACCACCTCCGACCTTTCGGAGGGAACTAACCTTTATTTCACCAATGCTCGGGCCAGGGGTGCGGTAAGCGCCGGAAGCGGATTGAGTTACAATTCAACTACCGGCATATTCACCGCCACCGGTTCTTTTGGTTTTTTCAATTCCGCCACCGGTTTAACCTGGACTAGTTCCACCAACACCCTGTCTTTGACTGCCGGATATACTATCCCCACTTCTACCCAAGTTTCCAATGCGGATGCTGCCGTAGCCTGGAAAAACTCGCTAGATGGATTGACCGGGGTTCTTTACGGAACCACCGGATCCTATTCAGCCTTGACGGTTGGAACCGGGGTTAACAACCTCGTGCAATTAAACGGTTCCAGCCAGTTACCGGCTGTTTCTGGTGCGTTATTGACGAATTTGCCTGCTCCAATTCCTTCCGGTTCTACCACTCAAGTTCAGTTTAACGATGGCGGGGCAATGGCTGGTGCTGGGGTATATTGGGATAAAACCAATGGTTATGTTGGTATAAATAAAACTAATCCAGATTGCGAATTATGGGTAAAAGATGGCCCCGACTCCTTGGGCAACGCTGATATTGTATTGTCCTCTGGTAGCAATGGAGTGTCCGCTTACCATTGGATTAATGACTCAACTGGAAAATGGACAATGAAGAGCGATGGGGCGGATTCTGACAAGTTCACTTTTGAAACCGATGGCGGAAGCGATGTATTCTCCGTGGTGCAAGCTACTCAGGAATTAACTTTTGCCAAATTCCCGGTTACCCCCTCTGCCGCCCCAGATGCCGACTACGAAGTGGCCAACAAAAAATATGTGGATGACCACGCTTCTTCATGCTCGCCTGCGAACTGCCTGGTTCGGATTGAAAGCAAAACTGCTACGAGTGATTCTGAAACGATGATGAATTTCACCGGAGTTTCTCTGGCTAACTATGACTATTTTAAACTGGTGGCTAAGGTTAAAAATCCCGCGGCTGGTGGCCCATCATCCTATGCCTTTTCCATTAATGCCGACTATAATGCAACTGACTATTACACTAGTTTTATAACCCAAACCGGCACAGTATTTTCGGGAGGAATGGTCAATAGTAATTTGCCCGCCGCTTGTCCCGCTAGTGGTTATATAAATTATTGTTACGACAATATATTATTGGGTGGGGATGGCAAATTGAGGTGTGATGGGAAATGGTTCGGAGTAACCGATTCCGGTTGCACTAATGATTCGGCCTTTATCTACGGCAATTTCGTTTCCGCGGACTGTACAAGTGTTCAGTGCTATTCCACATCGGGAACTTTTGGAGCTGGTTCAGAAATCATCCTCTACGGAATGAAAAAATAGTTTTACTACCTCACCGGGCGAGGCGAATGGCTGGCAGCCCGGCATGAAAAGCCAGTCAATTTTTAGGAGGAAAATATGAATAATAAAGTTGTTCCGGTTGCAGCCTCCGGGATTGTGATAAATAATCCCAACACCTATTTGGGGAGTGTGGTTTTAACCTCCGGGAGCGATGCGGCCACCTTGACATTATACGACAATGCCTCTTCTGCCGCTGGAACCGCGCTTCTTAAATTAGCTGTTCCTGCCGCCAATACCTCTGTTACGGTTAATTTCAAGGGTGTGGGGTTTGTTAATGGGGTTTATGCGTCTTTAACCGGAACCTCTGCTCAAGCCTTCGTGGAGTTGATGTAATGCCCGAATTACCTCCGGGATATAACGGGCCAGAAGATCATTGCGGGCGATGTTATCAGATTTTACCTAAAGCCTCAATGATTCACCAGAACGGTATTCTGGTTTGCCCAAGATGCCAAACTTTCAAGAATGTGGATTCTCTAAAATATGAATATACCCCGGAGATCGAGGAATTACCGGAGAATGAAATGTTTAGAAATGGGGTAGAAGAATTTGAATCTTAGCGAAATAAAGGCCAGCTTTTACACCAACCGAAGAGAATCATCGGGCAATAGTATTTTCTCGGCTGCGGAAGTTACGCAGTTCGTTAATGACGCATACCGCGACGTGATGGTCAGAGAGCGTTGGAGATTCGGGGTAAAGGATTTTAGTTTAACTATCCCCGCCACCGCGATCACAGCCGATTATACTGCCGGTGGAACCTCTCTAACGGTTGCCTCAACGGCTGGTTATGGGAAAAACAGGTCAATTATCGTAACCGATGGAACCAATTTTGAATATGCGACAATTTCTGCTCACCCTACCGCAACCGGCTTGACGATTTCTGCATTGGCTAATAGCTATGCCACCGGCAGCTATGTGATTTTGGCGTATTGTTTTCTCCCGCATAATTGCCTTGAAGTAATGGCCTGCCCTCGCGGTTATTCTTCGACCAATGGATGGGTTCAGATTCAGGGTTTGGGAGTGGGTAATTTTGATTACTTTGTTTCCGGTTCGCTATCGTTTAGTAGCCCTTCTAAGATAATTCTGGGAGGCATGGCAACCGCTTCGGAGGGAACTTTCACCGGAACCACCGGAACCAGTTCCACGGTGTTCGTGGCTGCGACTGCGGGTAATTTACAAGACAATTATTATAATGGATGGTTATTGTCGAACAGAACCCATTCGGGAACTGCCAGGATATTAAGCTATGTGGCTTCTACCAAGACCTTTACGCTCGATCGGGCAATTACCGGTCAGGCTTCTGGTGATGTGGTGGAAATTATTCCGATGTTAAAACAGGCGTTCTTTTATCCTTATCCGATAGAGAATACCACGATTTACTTCCGTGGGCGTTTAGACGCCGGGAAGTTGGTTAATAATTATGATGAAGTGTCGATTCCTGCCGAATATGCCGAAGTGATCTCGTGGGGGGCGCTTGAAAGAAGTTTTATCGCCGACAGAAACAGCGAACTGGCAATGAATAGCCTTTCAATGGTTCACAATAAATTCATGGAGATTTTAAGCCGAATGGTGATGAAGGAAATTTACACTGAGTCCATTACCAACCAATCATACATGGCCGATCCCAACGATATGGAGGTATAGCGTGATGAACTGGATTCAAGGACTTAAAAAGGGAAGTCTACGGGAACGTGCTAAGGCCGATGGCGGGATTGATGAAAACACCGGAAATATAAGAAAGTCCTGGATTTTAGCGAATGTTGACCGGCTTCGCAATATCCGTAAAAAGAGAGAATGGACGGATGATGAACGGGAATTTTATATGCAGTTAATGGCTGCCAACACCCTGGAGGGATTTCATAAACATGGCGAATAAGACTGAATTTCTCCATTTAGTCTATAACGATTTTCGAGGGATTGTCAACAATCCTATGGCCGTTGGTCATTCTCTGGAATTTTCGGAAATGCAAAATATGGTCAATGACCGGGGAGTTTTAAAGTTGCGGGGAGGATTGGGAAATCCTTCGGCCTTGTGTAAGACCGCCGGGGGAACCATGTTTAACCCCACGAAAGGCGGTTTTTATCACAATGGTTCAAACAAGTGGTTTTTAGGCGGGAGCGATTCTTTGCTTTATCGCGTTGCTGAGGGGGCGACCGCCAATGCGGTTTCGGTAATACAGGATACCCCCGGCTACTGGTCAACCACGACCACGACCACCAACAGAATCAAACCATGGTTGCGGACTGCGTTGACCGGAGGCTTGGACGGATATAGTTTTATCCGAATGTGGAGAATATCCGACACCTGCGTTTTTGCGACTTTGCACAAATATATTCCCGGAATCGGAACGAATCTTTACAAGGTGGCTCAATTTAACGGGACGGCCTGGGTTGATTTGGGATTTACCTCCTCCGGCGGGGAAATAACCGGACTGTGGGTTTATGATGCCACCAATGTCTTTGTAATCGACAATGACGCGGCTGTAAGAATAGGAACTATTTCCAAATGGGACGGTTCGGTTTGGACTAGCGTTTCCATCCCGGCTGTCGGCCCCACGACCGGATCGTTGACCGGAATATCGGGAATTTCTCCGACTAAAATTTATTTAGTTAAGGGGGGAGGAGGGTGGACTCCTGAATGTCTGCTGTCTTTTGACGGGGCGAGTTTTACCCTGCTTTATTCAGATTCCCTTAATACTCTTCGTATTTCTTATATCAAGGCAATTTCTGCTACCGAAATTTATCTTGGGGCCTTGATTACTCCCGCCTCGTATTATGATGTTTACAAATGGGACGGGGGATCGCTCTCGGTTTTTCATACGGACAGTTATACTACAGGGTATTTTAATATCGTTGGTGCTTCCAATATCTGGAGCAAAACATACTTGTCGACTGGGGGGACTAGTTGGTGGGATGGAACCACCAGGAGAATTTACTATAATTCGGCCAACGGTTTTGTAACTTTTACTCCCGGCGGTGATAAATTTATCCAATATGTAAATACCTTCGAGAAATATGATTCGATTGCTCTTGACTTTGTCCCGATAACTTTTGAGGACGGTTATGCTCCGGTCGGAATAAATGGAATTCTTGAGTTAAACGAAATGGGGGATGATACGGTTTACACCTATACTGATACTGCCACGGTTTGGGTTCCTGCCGTTATCAATTATCATGTAACTTACAAGATTTGCGGAGTAGCTAATGATTCCAACACGATAATTTTGGCGGAAAAGACCGGGGTTTATGGAACTCCGGTGGTTGATTCTGTTGGAAATGTGAGTTCGGTTGCTTGGTTTAGTCCTGGGAAGGGTCTTTATCGAATGGGGTTAATGACCGGCGGGACTTATGGAAGTTCTCCCACCTACTGGCACAAATACTGGCTTGATCTAAACCCGCTTGTAAGTGATTATATTGTTGTCGGGGGGATAGACAGTAAAATAATTGACTTCGGAAGCATGACGGGCCAAGAGGATATTATTTTTCTCAAGGACGATGGCCGGATTTATCGATGGTCTGGAACTCTTTCCACCCACGGAACCCTATACGTGGTTAGCGAGAATGTCGGTTCTCCGCTTCCTTATTCTTTGCAGAGAACCAATTTTGGGTTGGTGTATGCCACCATTAACGGACTTTGGGTTTATACGGGAGGAGCAGCCCCGCTTTGTTTAACCCCTTCCTTTGGTTATAACGCCCCGCTTTTCTCCGGCATAAACACCTCTCGTCTTTGGGAGATTTCAAGCGGGTTTAACGTGCGGGACGAAGAATACTGGATTAGTTTTCCTTTGACTGACGGAACTTGGGTAACTTACATTTACTCATTTAAGTCCAAGAATCTTTACACTTTTTACAGCCCATATTTCGCCGGCGGAAGTTTTTTCTCGAAGGGAGATCACTTCTATATCGGCCTGAATGAAATAACCGATGTCGGAGCCCCTTCTCCTCCCGGCTTATATGAAATCGGAGTTCATGCCGCAGACCCGGGAACCAGTTCCTTTGCCGCCAAGCTAACTTCGGCGTGGATTGACTTACCGGGAGCCAGAAGTGAGGAGTTCGCAATAAATTCTTGTTCGATAACCGGGGTTGGATGGAATACTCTGCGAATAGAATATGGGATGGATTCTCTCCTAGATTACTGGCCCGGCCCGGACTCAAGTGATACCCATTCTGTTTCCGGTCAAACCAACCCCGATATTCAAATTGGATTAAACCGAATCAAAAAATTCAGATTTATTTTGGAGGGAAGCAAGGGGATGGATTCCCCGGAACTTACCGAAATTTGCTTCCGAACCAACATTGAAAGGCAACAATGAGCTACGGAAAAAATTTAACTCCGATTGATCCGGCAAGTCCTAATTTTAAGAGTGATTTGAATTTAACTTTAAACACGATTTACTTACTCTTGACTAAGGTTTGTTCTTCGGAATCATCCAATGTTTGTGGCCTCAAAGGAACGCTGTTTGCGACTGCGGCGCAACTTCCCTCGGTAAACGTGGAGGAAGGGCAGATAGCCGGTGCTAAGGATACTAATCGGTCATATATGTTAATTAACGGAATTTGGAGGTAACGCTGATGACAGAACTTGATAACAGGTTGAGAATCTATCAGGCAGGGATTAAGAACTACGGATACTCCGGGCTTGAACAGGAACTTAATCGGTTGGAGGCCAAGAAACAGGGTTATTTGCGAGCCTATAATTTGGCAATAGCAAAATATGGCGTGAATGACCCCAAGACAATTAACGATCAGACCAATCTTCAAGAAGTAAATGCCATGCAAAGCCTGATTATGAAGATGCCCTCCATGCAGGTTAAGCCGACCACGGAAACCCCTCCCCAGGTAATCAACCCCCAGGAGGCGGATTTGTCGCTACAGAACGCGAGAACCACCTTAGCCAATGCCGTGAGCAACAGGGAGGAGATAGGAAGAAATAACCAGGTTCAAACTGATCAGTTTAACCAGTCTTATTACGGAAATCCCACTACCGGAGTTCCTAGTGTTTCCGAAAACATTATCCATAATTATGCGACCAGAGGATTGGGCCAGGAAACGGCAACTCCGGCCCTGGTTAACGCCCAAAATTCCTATTCGGAGCAGTTGGCGAATCTGCAAAAATCCCAAGATTCCGCTATGCAGGGAGCCGCTAATCAGCAGTTGCAGGCCGAGAATGGACTTGGACAAGCAAATATTGAACAGGATATTCTTCGCTCCGATGCCGATTTCAGGAAGCAGATTGCAGCCGGGAATAAGCAACAGGTCATTGGAGTTCTCCAGGGATGGGTTAATGACCTTAACCCGCTTCGCAAAAAGTATGCCGAGAAAATGCTGAGTTATTTACAAGGAGGAAATGCAAATGGATATTATTAGATTTCCCGGCGGGCAGGGCGCTCCCGGTGCAAATTACTGGATAGACCAGGCTAACTTAGTTAGTTTCAGCATCCCGGATTATATGAAAAACTCAAGTGAGGCGGAGAAACAGGCATGGTTGCAGGCTCAGTATGCTAAACAACAGGCATTATTGAGAAACTCGGGGCTGGCCGAGGGAGCCTATACGGGCGGCATGGGGTTCACTACGGTTCAGGCCGAACCGGAATGGCAAGTGGCGGACAATGCCCAGACCCAGAACGAGAAAAATCTTATTCTCAACGCTCAGGCCGCGAAGGATGCCGATCAAGCTACTTGGGAAAACAAGATTAAATATGCCCCGCAACTTTCCCAAGGGTTGAGCAATGTTGAGGTCAACGCCCAAAAACAGTTAACCGACCAGCAAAATGCGGCGGCGCTCGCTCTGCAACAGGCTCAGTTTAAACAAGCGAACCAAAACAAATACGGTGAAGATACGACCCCGGCATACATGAGGCAGATGGGAGCCGCGAATGAAATGGGGAACCTGGTAAATATCGCCCATTCTCAGAAAATCGCGCCTCAACTGGAGAATATTTCCCTGGCCGTTTCAAAATTGGGATTAAGCACGGCCCAGAAGAACTCTCTCCCCGTTTCTGAGGTTTTAGGGGTTGATAATTATAACAGTTATGTTAATTCTCAACCGGAAAACTCCCAGCCCCTTTTGCAGATGATGGGAAAAATGAATTACGGGCAAATGCAACAGCTTATTCCCACCCTGACCGGATACACCCCAACCCCTACTCAAGAAGCGGCCATTAATCAATCGGAGGCGCTTACGAAGGGGCAGGATATATTGAATCAGACCGCTAATGCTGCCATAAATCCTACTCCGGTGGCGAACAAAACCGCTTTGTCGGCATGGAATACGATACTGCAAAATGCTAAAAGTGATTCTGGAGATTCCAGTATTGATATGGTAAAATTTAATCAGATTTTCCCCACGATAGCCGCTCAGTTGAAAATTGGAAAGAATCAACTCCCACAGCTCCAGGGTCTAGTTACGCAACAGGTGAATGAGTATAACTATGCGATTAAAGAAGGAAAGAAGGAAAATGCCGTAAGAGCGGTGGCTAATATTCTTAACGCTTTGAATCCTGGAGCGAGTATAATTTTCGGAGGAGTTAATCCTAAGTGATGAATCAACACTTCCCGCAATACATTGACATTCAAGAGGCCATAAACGCTGCCACGAAGGATTCCGAATCGGCGGGAGAGAAAATTCCTTCATCAGATTTATTTGTTCAAAACTTTGGAAAATATTTACTGAAACAGGGATATTCCCCAGCTGATGTTTTCCGGGCGGCTAACCTTGCCAAACAGAATTTCGGTCAATTTCAGATTCAACAAACCTCACTAATGCCCGGAAGTAATAAGTTCGCTCTTTCGATATTCGACCCGTGGGTGGCCTCGGTCAACAGTCAACCGCAAGGAATAATTGAAAGCAAGAGGTTTATTAGATGAGTGATCTGCTTAAAAACGCCAGAGCGTCTTTAGGTCTTGGAAAAATGAAGTCAATTAAACCCCAAAAACTTACCAATCAGGAACTTGCGAATGAATATCTCAAGCTAAAAAACCCTGGTTTAGTTTCCGAAGTCGGCGCTAAGTCCGGGAATATTTTCCAAAACGCTTACAACGAATTAACCACCGGCCTTCAAGGGTTGATTGCCCTTCCCGGAATCGCTTTGAGCATTGGAAAAAAAGCGGTAACCGGGGATTTGGAGGGGGCTGCAAATGATGTAAAAACCATTGCCACGGGAACTTTAAAGGGGCTGGCCGATTATTATGGAGATTGGCTCAAAAATCCGATTGAACATATAATCGAAAATCCGATCAACTCCGCCCTTGATATTCAGGCCGTTGTTGACCCAGGGTTAAAATTAGCGGGGATGGCCGCTGATGCAGCTCGCGAGGCCGCAACCACCGCCGACAGAGTGGCTTTAACCGAAGTCGCAAGAGAGGCGGGAAAATCTGCTCTGGGCGTAAAATCCAGCTTTACCAAATTGCAGAACGTTCTTAATACCGCCTATGGGGTTGGAAGTTCTCTGCCCGGAGCTAAATCGGCTAAATTATCTTCTCCCATGACCCTGGGCCAGAGAGTTACCGATCTGGGAAAACAGGCAATGCAGGCTTCCACTCAGGCCGCCGGTGTCCCGGCTTTGGCCGTGGCCGCACCCGATTTAACTAAAAGCGTCCTGGGGCTGAAACAGTTGGGAAAAATGCCGAAGGGCGTTTTTGATTTAACCAGGGAGAAAATAATTGAGGCCGAAAAGTTTCTTGCCGATAATCCGAACAAGTTGGGGCCGGAGGAGTTGGCTTCCGCTCAATCCAAATTGGATAAACTAAAAAATCAGATAAACCAGACGGAAAAGTTAAATGACCAGGCAAAATTGAACTCGATTCGCCAACAGCAGGAAATGTTGAAAAACCCGATGGATCGCGGAGTTCGCCGACAGATGAACGAAGCTAACCCTGCCCTAAAAGGCAAACCGATAATGATTGAACCCACCAAACCCTTTGGCGAAAAATTCATCAACGATATTGTTGCCAATGCTAAAAAGACCGCTCGTAAAATCCGATCCGAAGCGGTTCCTGCCGAGATTGCCAAGCCGGTTGAGGCGATAAAGAAAATTAAGAATCTTAGGAAGGCGGTCAATCCTCATCAGATAATCACCGGGATAATTAAGGTTGCCGCGAATCCGAATAAGTTGGCAAAGGCGGCCCCGTGGTTGAAAAAAATGGCTCCTGGAATAACCGCCAAAATCGGACAGACGGCGGGTAAAATGCTGGAAACGATGAACGCCTCCAAGGAATCAATGGCGATTGAAAACCAAATGAACGATCTCGACATGAGGTTGAAAAAAACTGATCCGATAATTGAGACCTTGCCGGAAGAAACCCGCAAGCAGATGTTGCTCGGGTTGCCCCTGGGTGAAACTACCTTGCCGGGAAATTTGAGTAAATCTCAATTATGGGCGATTCAAGAACGGTATAACGTTCTCCACGATTTGCAGTCAATGGCAAACGACAAGAGAATTGGTAAGGCGGCCAGGATCACCCGTCAAACCCAACCGGCTTTTCAAAAACTGATGATGGATAAATACGGGGCGAGAACAGCTATTCCTGAATCTGTTGAGGGAGTTACTAATCCAGAGAGTTGGATTCGACCGGGGGATAGATATGTTTTACAGCAATCAACCCCGATTCTCGGAGCCTATCCAATGACCAAGGAGGAGAAGGTTGCACAAATTCCTCGTGGATTATGGGACGTGGTAAAAAAGATTCCCGCCGAAAACCCTAATGCCGGGCCAGATATTTTAATGAAAGAGGCGGCTACGGGTAAGGAAATGGTTATTCCTGCGAACAAATTCCAGGATTATCTTTTGCGTTCTGAGGGGAAGGCGAATATTCAAAAATATCTTGATTTGCAGAAAAATTATCAAGCCATGCTTCCGGTAGATGGGGTGACTAGTAATACCGCGAACAAAATAACCAGTTCCAGACTTGCCGCCTCCGTTCCTCAGCTCATCAAGGGAGCGAAGAACACCATTAAAACCGATATTGTGAAGGGGCGAGAAGGATTAACTAGCAGTTTGCAAAATGCCTTCAAACAAAGAACTGATTTTCTTGCCAACCCGGAAGCTATCGTTGGCCCGATGACCGACCAAATAATTAACGGAATAACACCGTTTGCTCGTGGCCCGTTACAGGGTTCAGATATTGGGAAAATAATGAAGTCGGTAAAGACCGGGAGCTTGGGAAGCGGGATATTGGATTTAATGCCGAAGCCGATGATAGAAGATCGCGCCTCGGCCATTATTCAGCAGGATTTAAAAAACATCATTACCAAGTCCCCAACTTCGGTTGATTGGTATAATTGGCTCCAGGAACAACCGCATGGATTTGAACAGGCGATGGCCGATTTTCCCTTGACCGATAAGCTATTGAAAACCAAAAAGGGATTTAATCTCTCCACTTGGAATAAGGAGGAAATCCAATCCTTGCAGGGATGGTTGGAGAATCATCCCGAGGTTCCAATCCCCGATTCTTTTAAGAAATTTAAGAAAATCGAACCCACTTTTGGAAACATTTCCAATCCCACTTGGCAACCACAGGAAGCGTTTAACACCACTTTGCAGGGTTATTCCACTAAAGACCTGCTTGATTCCTTAAAAACCAAGTCCGGGCCAGCGTGGAAAGAGGCCCTCCAGATTGCCGCTCAGGGTTCAGGAGAAAAAATCAAGGAAATGAGCCAGACCTTAGGACAAATAAAAAGCATTATCGGTAAGGATAATTTCAGTAAACTTATACAGGCAGCAAATGCCGGTTACGATCTTCCTAAAATCCGAACTATCGTTCAGGATATTTTAACACAGAGGGTTGGGAAGATTTACGACAAAAAACTTGCTGGGTTAATGAAAAATGCCTCCGATAATCCCCATCTTGTCAGAACCTTTAATAGCGTTTCCGAGATCACCCCGGAGGTCAAAATCAGTTTGGCAAAGAGTATTACCGCCGGAGTTCAGGCCGACACCGACAAACTTGCCAAAAGTATTCAACAGATGGAGGAGCAGCAACCCTGGCTAAATGGATTGATGGACTTAGCGAACAAGCCGAGAACTATTTCCACAAACGCCGGGGATATAATTACCAAAGGTGTGCCGATTGAACATATTTCTCCGAAGGAAATTGCTTCGAAAGCCACTAAGTTTAGCACGGGAGAATCTTTCCAGGCCGGATTACAGGACGCCAACAAGGTTAATCTTGATCTGGTGGAATCCGGGAGAAAAACCTTTAACTATTTAAGTGGAATTGAAACTAGTGCCCGAGCCTTTGACGCTATGAGGAAGATGAATGGTGTCCGTTATGCCACCGACCAGGAATTACAGTATAAGACGGCGGCGAGAGGGAACGAGGCTAGCGGAGCCGAAAAGACGATCGGGGGGGCGCTTGATCCCGGAATGGTTGCCGTGGTCAACCCTCAAACCCAATTCCGAATCTTTAAAAAATTTGAGAAACCGCTACAGCACGCCTACCTTTACTATGACCAGCTAATTAAAAATGGGATTTCCCCCGATAAGGCTATGGAAATGACCCAAGCACTTGGGGATATTAAAGATCAGTTCTTGACAACTTCGATGGGGTTAATGGGAACTAAAGACGTTCTGATTGTTCCTCGCGGAGTTTATAATGAATTTCAGACCCAACTTAAACCGGCCAGCACCGCTTCTACTTTGGCCGGGCAATTATGGGATGGAATGAACAATGTTTTTCGAACCGGATTTCTGGCACTGAATCCTTCATGGGCGCTGATGAACAACCCGGTTGGTAACTTTATTATGGGGTTGTTGGGCGGCGCCAGGTTGAAAAATATTGCCGAAGAATCTATGGCGGCCATTAAAGGGATAAAATCCGGCAAACAGGTTGTCGGTAAAATAGTGGGCCAGATTCCAGAGGAAAATATTGCAGCCCATGGTCTTACCAGTGAAATGATGGGGGTGGACGTTCCCCTGGCCGACAAGATAAAGCAGTCTGGTTTTGTGGTCAATCCTTCTGACTCGAATTTTGTCAAGGCGGCCAAGAATGTCGGGAATGCTGCCGGAAGATATGTGGCGGCCCCTGTGGGTAAATTTATCGACTTTATGTATGGACTCAACCAGGGAGTTGACGAAATTACCCGGAGAGCGGCAGTAAGCGGAAATGTTGAACAAATGGCATTGGCGAGGGCCAGGAGAGAATTGGGGCCAAGCGAGATCGCCAATCTCAAACAACTCGGGCAAAATATCCAGGACACCTCGGTTTACATGAAGCAGCTCGGGAAAATAGTCCGCAGCCCGAAGTTGACTAAAATGGCGGTCGATAAAATGGAGGAGTTCGTTTATAACTTTAATAATATGAACCGATTTGAAAAGCAATATATTCGCCGGTTCGGATTCATGTTTTATTCATGGACGAAACACGCAACCAAAATGCTTTACTTGCTTAACGCCAAATATCCGGCGGCGGGCAATGTGTTGGCGAAAATGGCTAAAATTGGAAACGAGATCAGCGATGAGAAGTGGCAACAAGAAGGAGTTAATCCGGAAGTTCTTCCTAACTACTTACAGGGCACTATTCCGATGGGGAAAAATAAGCAGACCGGAACCGAAACTTACTTAAACATGTCAAACATGAACCCTCTCCAGTTGATTGGTGGACTACTTCCCGCCGAGAATCCGCTTTGGAAAATATTCATCGAGAGAAAAATGGGGGCGAAGGAGTTTCCCGCCGGTCAAAGATTTACCTCTCCGAATGTGGTTGAGGTTCAGGGTAAATTCTGGAAGTGGGATTCCGGCCTTGGAAAGGCAGTCCCGGCAACCCCGCAAGACACCCTTCCGAGCCTTCCCGAACACGTTCTTTCACAGTTTCCAACTTACAAGTGGCTTCAAATTCTTAAAGAACCGAGCTTGCAATATGACACCGCGAGCTTGTTGAACCCCGCCGTTAGGGTTTTGGCGAAAGGCGATGTTCCTGAAAAGAATGTTGTTAAAGACGTGATATTGAGAGCCTTCGGAATCAATTTGAGCGATGCCGATGTAAAGGTTATGACCGACAATTATTATAAGCAGCAAACTTTGGCTACCAAAACGCTGATGCAGCGAGCAATTAACGAAGGGGTGAAGCGACAATGAACACAGACTTAATTAATGCGGCGGGACAAGCCGCGAACAAGTTAGCGGTCGATAATGCCGCCAATGCCACCGGACAAGCAGTTACTAACGCCCTAGACAAAGCCTTTCTTTCCGGCCCAATCGTTTATATGGCGGTTTTCTACGGCCTGCTTTTTCTGGCTGTGTTGGTGCTTATCGCCTGGTTGCTTTATAAGGGGGGAAGTAAGGTGGTGGACGGCTTGGAAAAACTCGGGGATTGCGTCCAAAACAACACCGTGGCAACCGCACGAGTAGAAACCAAAGTGGCAACTTTGGTGGATTTAAAGCAGCAACAGGTGGCCTATCAAAACATAAAATCAAATGCGGCCTAAAGAGGACGGTGAATTATGTCTAGCAAAGAACCTAACTTCAAAATCCAAGCAAGCGATTTGGAAAATATCCTGGCCTTGCGATTGATCCTCGGAGAACTTTATTTGAACAAAAACTCTGAGAAGGCGCTGATTAAATATGAAGATCACCTCGATAAAATGCCATCGGAACAAAGAGATAAAATCTGCCCGTTCTTGAGAACTAAGGGCGCGGTTAGAACGTGGCTGTTACTTCAAATAGCAGTTTTATTTCGGATGGATAGGAACAAGAACAAAAACGTTGTTAAGCCGGAGGAGATTATTGAGGCCGCCAAGGAGATTGGAATTTGCACCTCCTTTCTGCTTGGGGAAAGGTTGAAACAATGACCAGAGAAGAACTGATAACGATTGTTTTGAAGCATAAAAACACCGCCGCGATTTGTGAGGTTTTGGGAATTTCCCCGCGAGGATTGAGGTTCAGGCTGAAAAAGCACGGGTTGACTATTCCGGGGGTGCTATTTAATCGGGAAAAAATAGAATATGAAAAGCCGACTGTCGAAACGGTTAGCGGCGCCGAAGAGGAATTAGACGGACTGCGAGAACGGTTTGAAGAAGGGAAAGACTCTCCCGTAATCAACTTTCCCGACAAGAAGCGCCCTGCTCCCCTGGACGTTTTCAAAGAACTTTCCCGGCTTAAAAGCCAGGTTGACGAAATAAAATCTAGATCAGTTTATCAGGATTGCGGAACGGCAACCGCCGAGGTGAAAAGTGATAAGCCTATAATTTTGCTTCCGACCTCCGACTGGCACATAAGCGATTATCTCGATGTTGACAATTTCCTGGACTTCATCCGGTTGGTTTTAGCCAACAAGTTCATTTATCTTTTTCTTGGCGGCGACTATTCCGACAATTTTATCTCGGTTAAATTTATTGGAGAGCTTATTCGTGCCATATTCCCGCCCCACCTTCAACAAGAATTGATGTATGGTGTTTTAGATTTACTTGAGGAAAGAATCCTGGGGGCATTGCCGGGAAATCATGACCTGTTTGTTAAGAAGGCCCTGGGATTTATGGATGAACACCGACTTCGCAAATACCGATTCCCGGTCTATAAGAACCAGGTGGGAAGATTAAACGTTAAAATTGGATCACAGGAATATCGGGTGATGTTCGCTCACAAATACCGGTTCAATTCCAGCTTCAACCTTACCCATTGCGTTAAGCAGATGTGGAAGAACCATTCTGCCTTCGATGTGGGGATTGTAGGGCATCACCACGAGGCTGCAAGCGAGGCCACCAAAATTCAAGGTAAAGATGTTTACTGCCTGAGAACCGGCAGCTTTAAAAAGGATGATGATTTTTCGACTGATGAAGGATATTTGACCACCTTTAACGATATGCCGTGCGTGGTGCTTTATCCAAACGAACACCGGATAATTGAGTTTAGCAAACTTCGCAACGCCCTGGAGTTCATGCGAATGTATTGGGAGGAGGAAAAGCCGTGATCAACTTATCGCCCCATTTTACCACCGATGAAGCTAAGTGCCCTTGCTGTGGTCTAACGGTTCCCTGGTTGACCAACGCCAAAAAAGTGGCGATAAAGCTGGAGGCACTCCGTGCCCTGGCCGGAAACAAGCCCATAATTATAACCTCGTGGATTCGGTGTGAAAAACATAATTCAGAATTAAAGCCGCCCGGAGCCCCAAATTCCTATCACCTCAAAGGTCTTGCTGTTGACTTTACCATCGCCGGGTTCACCGAAGCGCAAATGGCGGCTATGGCCCAGAAGGTTGGTTTTGGTGGAATTGGACTTTATCCGGGAGAGGATAGAATCCATGCCGATCTCGGGCCGGTTAGGAGGTGGTATGATGAATATT